CAACTTCTTCTTTTCCTGTACCTGTGTCTATTACTACAGAAGAAGTTGCTGTTGCTGAACCAATAGTTACTGTACGCGTTCCAGCTATACCAATATTAATATTCTGAGATACTGCATCCTGTCCAATTTGGATTACACCAGCGCTAGAATTTAACTCCAAAGCACCTACTGCATCAAGAGTCATAGCCCCAGCAGATGTTTCTGCCAAAATGCCTCCACTTGCGAGGGTTAATGTGCCAGTACCAGTTTGTGCTGTAAAAGCGCTTACTCCAGTTGTTGAACCTATTCTTGTTGTATGATCTGTAGCTGTTACACCAATATCCAATGCGCCTGTACCATTATTTATTATTACTGAAGTTGCACCTGTAGCGTTTCCTATGGTTAAAGTACGAGCTGCACCGCCTGTACCAATGTTGATATTCTGGGCTACCGCATCATTTCCAACATTGATTGCTGCTCCAGAGGAATTAAGAGATAGAGCACCAACTGAGTCTATATCTACCACTCCAAGACTATTAATATTAATTCCATTAGATCCACTTTGAACTATGGTAGATGCTGTTGTGGTTGTACTTCCAAGAGTAACAACTTTAGCAGCTGCATCAGCACCAAGATTAAGAGCACCTGTGCCTGTAATTATATTAATAGGGCCATTAGAAGCTGCTACATTAATACCTGTAGACCCAGCATCAATATCAATGCCACCAGAGGCATCGGTAGCTGTAATGTTAATTGCATCAGCAGTTGCGAGTCCTGACGTGAGTGTAATTCCACCAACATCCGAGTGCATGTAGATTGAATCCACTGCATTACCTTGGTCAGCATGGATCTCAATTGTTTCTGTTGTACCAGCATTAGAATGCAGATATATGGATTTAGTAGCATTAACAGTTGATGTAATAGTAGCTACGCCAGATGTCATATTTAAATTAACACCTGCAGTTAGGGCTCCTGCTACAGAAACTGTATCAGCTAGTCTCACTTTTACTGTATTAGCCGTTGCACCATCTGTAGTGATATTGGAATTATAACCACTAATTGTTAAAGCACCTGCAATAGGCGAAACTGGCCCACCAACCTGAGTTACGTACGTACTAGCAGTTGCACCAGTGGCCCTAATATCAATTGAGTTGGCAGCATTAGCTACGGTTATGGATCCATCTCCAGATACTATTGCAGCCCAAGCAGGCACACCTGCCGTTGAACCTATTAGTATCTGGCCATTTGTGCCCTTAGATGATCCAAACGTTCCTGAACCATTTGTTTGTACAACACCAGAGGTTAAGGCTGTAGCAGTAATAGTTCCAGCTGACAAGGATAAGTTGCCACCAGTTAATGTTACATTACCAGTATTTACAGTAAGGGAGGAAAGTGTTTCAGCTCCTCCTCCTGTACCAACCCATGTTGCCTCATTATTTTTAATACTTGTTAACACATAGACGTCATCAAGGACCTTATCTATCCATAATGTGCCTAATTCATACCCCTTATCATGAGTTGCAGGGGCGCGCTTAGAGACTACGGGCGTAATGCCGGCATCTACTCTATAATCTTCATATGCCATTATTTTCCTTCCTTCTTTCTCCGCCAAGCGGATATTACTTACTTCTCAATACACTCCTATGTATTAAATCTACTCTGACACTAACTTCCATTGGTTACAACAATGGTGTAATATAGTTCTAGAAGCGGTATAATGGCTTTAAATATGGAGAAAAACGTGAGAAGAATAAAGAGACATATGGAATTGTTGCGCCCATGCAATAAAAAGATTGACCATAGGGCTGAAAATATGTTTAATAAAACGATATATATAGAAACTACGCCAGAGATTCATCAACAGGTCAAAGCTAGAGCTATAGAGCATAATATCTCTATACGATTATGGGTTACTAGAGTTCTAATAAAAGGGCTCAGGAAAGAATTGGAATCACAATGATGAAATCAATTTTATTATCTTTTGCAGGATCTACAGTAATATTTTCAGCACTTTTAATTGGTATACTAAGTTTACCAATGGCCTTAATAGGAATTACTGCTCTTTTTGCATATCCATTTAAAAAAGCTATATCCAAACATATGTTGGAATAAATTAAAGCTTAGTTTTGTTTTTCTATATGTAATTTTATTCCTCGTTTGATTACCTTTCTCACTATTTCTTATCGCTAGGGCTATAATCTGTGTTCTTATTAGCCTTTTGGCCCCAAGATAAGATCTCTTGGTAACATAAGGCTTTTCTTAACCGTGTGTCCTATTTCTCCTAAGAAACCTCTTTCTTTTTTGGGTTTTTGATAACCCATTTCTAATTTTTTGTCTATTTCATCTAGCTGCTTAGCAGCTCTTTTATCTATTAAAGTCTCTAAGTTCTTTGGAGCACGGCCACCATTCTCTTCTATAATATCATCCATGGCCTTTTTGCGCACCATAGAGCCCTGGTTCATCAACTTCATATTATAAATAATACGCCTTTTCCCCTCTCTAGTTTGTAAAAGATCAGGAACCATCTTTAGGAAAGATTTCACGTCCATATCTGTTATCCTGCTTCCAAATATTGACTTGGCCTGTTTAAGCATAGATTTGCTTAACTTATCGAATTCCTGTGATTCTGGAGACTCTAGATGGTGGAAATCCAATCCAACTCCCCATATTCCATGTTCTAAAAAATTTAGAAATGCCCTAGCCCTAGGCCGTGTTAATCTTCCAGTCTCAATGAGTTGCTCCATTCTCTTTAATGAATTCTGTGTCTCTAGAGCACTCTTATATTTATCAGATGTTTCTTTTATTATAGGTTTTGCTTCCTTTTCAGCATCCCTAAGGTCTTTTTTCTCTTCCTTAATGGCATCCCTTAAAAACATTGATCTCTGTGCGCGCGTTAATCCAGCAGGTATATTATATTTTAGGCTTATAGGTTCAGCCTGAGATACCGTCTCACTTGTTGTAGGGGCTTGCATTACTTCTGGACCCTGTTCCTGCTGTGGCATTAATCTTTGCCTTAATGCTTCCATTACTTGCTGGCCTGAGTTCATAGAATCGGTTCTGTCAAACATAGTATTAAGTTGGTCCACCATAGCAGTAGGAGTAGCAGTAGATGGTAATGACTGAGCCTGCATTTGCTGTAGTTCATTTCCCCCAAGACCAAACATATCTGGGCGCTCCATCATAATATTACTCATATAAGCTTTTTGAACCTGTGGTGGTAGAGCTGCTATACCCTTAGGTAAACCCATATCTTCATATGCCTTACCCATTTTATCTCGCTCCTGACGTTGCATTACATCTCGTAATTTATATTGAGCTAAAGTATTAAGACCGCCAGTTAAACCAGTCCTAATACCCTTACCTATCTCTCCACCCAGATTAAAATCTGCGGGCAAAATTTGAGCCATTATTGCATACCTCCCATCATTAATAGTGGTAATATTGAACCCATGCCTTGACCACCTTGATATTGATTCATCATTCCTCTACCAAATAAACCCATACCAGTTAATCCGCCAGTTGCGGCTCCCATACCAATTTGAGATAATAAAGGTGCTAGTTGCTGCATTAAACCCTGAGAACCCTGTTTATAGTAGTTCTGAAATCTAGGTTGCATACCCATTTGACCCAATTGCATCATTTGTCCCCTATTCTGCATACCATATTGGGCCCTCATGGCTGCAAGACTTTCTTCAAGCCCAGCTCCAGCTCTCCCTAGGGCTGATTGAAATCCACTTGATCTTTGGGCTCCTTGACCCATAGATGTAAATCTCTCAGCAATGGATGGAATAGACTGTTGGAATTGACTGCGTGCATGCTGTTCTATTGGTGCAAAGCCAGCATATGGATCCTGAATACCTTGTTGTGCTTGATTTAAGAAAAGATTAGAAGCCGCTAGTTGCTGTGGATCCATAATAGAATATTGCTGCATCTTTCCTTTACTGCCAAATAACATATTTCCAAAATTCATATCTTTCTCCTAGGCATTAATTTTTTAAAAACTCTACTATTACATTACACTTCGTATAACTAGTCCTGTCACTACCAGTAACTATATAAATATTTGTTCCATCAGCATATAGTTCTATATTATTTGCTAAAGTAGGCGATGCATAAGGTAATGGAATTAAGCTTGTTCCTGCTGCGTTATTAGCAGCTCCACGCAATGTAACTAAGGTAGTAGAAGTATTAAATGTCAACCCATGCGCTACCGTTAATGTTCCTGTATTTGGAAGTGTTCCAGTAGTCAACATATTGATTACCTTGCGGAAAACTGGCCTTGGCGTAGTTTTTGTATTAGTGGCTGATGAAACACTGGGGCTAGGATAAAACGTTTCACCTGTGGCAAATTCTTGCGTATTAAATAAACCTGAGCCCTTTGAGTTAACTTGTTCAGCTATTCTATTTAGTTGTTGAGTAATATTTACTAAGAATTCCTTAAACTTAGGACTATTTAATTCCATCTGATTTATCTGAGATGGATCCCAAGCTTGAGTAGTTGGTAGTAAGTAACCTTTATTCTGCCCAGCCATTATTTAATCCTTGTTGGTTGTGTATAAAGTATTAATCCCTCTAGGGTAAAATCTGATTCTGATATAGCTGCATCTCGCATCTGGTCATCAGATAGATATATTTTTATCTGCACAGAATCGCCTTCGCCATTAAAATAGAGAGGATGCCACAAAAGCCTTTGAAATTGCTCCAGAGGTACTAAGGAATAAGCGGAAGTCTCCAATACTAGTTCTCCAAGGATTTCATCTGAATGAGATGGATAATATTCCACAGTAACCTTACCAGATGATGTTCTATCTACACCAAAATCTATCTTTGATAGATGAAAAGACCTATTTTCACCTTTATATGGATTCCATTCTTTAGATAAAATTTGAATCATTGGAACTCTGGCCAGGGTTCCTCCACCTGTATATGTTCCTGGATCAGATAATATCCCATTGATAACCACAGTGTTATCTGTAGTACTATAAATCTGATGAATTCCACTAATTGTTGAACCATGAAAGTTCTCTAGCTTTATATAATCGCCCACATTCAATGAGTGATCTTTACAAGTTAAGGTAACCGTCTGATTAGCTAGTGAATAAGTTAATCCACTTACTATCAGATTTCCCACTTGGCTTGATGTGTCTCTAGTAATCTGAGTCACATAACCATGCTGGTTACCTGCTATAACATGTCTAAATTGAGCGGCATTAACATTTGAAGTCCAGGTCTGGTTTGCATTATCCCAGGTTCCTGCTACCTCAGCCCAGGTGATATCTGTTTGCTGTTCCCAGTACCCAAAAGTTGTTATACAGTCATCATTTAATGCCCAAGTACCATTTCTATAGTTATAAACAAACATCTTGTTGGGATAGTATTGAGCATTAGGGTTATCGTCTGTTGGATAGGTCCAGTAGACCATCTCCGTATAATAATCTCTTACACCTGCTACACGCTGCATACCATGATTCTTAATTCTTATATCAAAGACCTCATCTGGCATCTTCTCATCTATACGGTCAACATTTATTCCATTGCATGACTGTATCCCATTAGGTCCAACATTTAAAATAAATTTATCAAAAGGGACAGTAGAGAATGTGGCCTCTGAGCCCAATTCTGTATTAACTTGCTGCCAAATAAAAGGAATAGCCTCATTACCTGTATAAGCTAATTCCCATGTTGAACGCTCAAAATATACTATACATCTATCCCTAATAAGTTCTGCTCCTATTATATCCTCTTCGGTAGGCCCATCTATGTATCCGCCTCCTAGCCAATTAGTTTCATTTGGTTCCAGAAAAGCATACGCATTGAGAGGAGATCCATTTTGCGAGTATCTGCATCTATTAGTATAGGCTGAATTAGTAGTTCCTGCAGAATCACTCTCTACTGTACTTAAAAGCAATAACCTATTTTTAAATGGAATAATGATTCTACAGGTCTGAATAGAATTTCCTGCCCCGGCGCTTAGAAATTTAGGTCTCCATGCTTTCCAACTAGTATTATCAAAATAAAACATTGGATCACCATTAGGTCCAGCCCCAGTAGCAACATTGAAATTTGTTGTAAATAAGACTGTGGAAGAAGCCAATACTCCATCCCAGTTATAAGACCATATAAAATTATAATTTGCTCCCCTCCAATAAGGTATACTTTCCTTAAGCCATGATCCACCTGAGTATCTATATGCAAACTGTGTATCAAAAGCATAAGCTGTCTGATTATGGACTGTTCCTAATTCATATTGAGTCAGTCCCATAACTGGCTCTGCTGAATAATAATAAACGCTAGGAGCTGCTCCACAATTAGTAAAGCTATATTCGCCAGTAGTAGTATTCAGAGTACCTGTATATGTTCCGGTGGTCAATAAGGTAGTAGGTGTCCCTAGGGCCGTTACAGTAAGAATCTCATCTACAATAGTAAATTGCTGTCCTGCCTTAAACATCTCGCCAGGTAGTATACCAGTTATTATACCAGCCGCAGGAGCCCCATGGCCACCACCATCAGGATAAAAGTAAATTTGTGTTCCTGGTGTAGATCCAGCAAATACATAGACACCGGTTGTTGTATTATAGGTGCATGTGGTAGTTGTACCAGTTTTTGACATAGTTCCAGGCGCACCCTCTACAACCACTGTAAATACTTCTGTTCCTATAGAAAATTTCTGTCCTAGGCAGAAAACAGTGCCAGGAACTGTTCCTGTAGCTGCTCCTGCACCATCAGTTGTACCTACACCTGATCCACCCGCTAAGGCAGCTTTAGTTGTTGGCAATAGAGCTCTAAGCCTTGAGCCGAATTGTCCCGTAGTTGCTGTTCCAGTATAAAGTGAACCTACTCGTTTCTTTAACCGCCCCCTAAAGATATAAGCATTATAAAGTTGCGCGTATGCTTGGTCTGGTATTTGCCATGCATTTAGATCGGTCCTTAGACCTTCCTCTAGAGGAGCAATTAGAAAGCGATCCATTTAAATTCCTAGTAATAAATAATTAAATGTAGCAGTATTTGAACCAGAAAATGCTTTTATTGCATAAGCTGTGACTGTGTGGGCTGTTTCATCGAAACTACTATAAGAAACTATTAATTCTGATGTTCCAACTTTTGTTACTATTCCCGATAATAACGTAGTAATTGTTGGTATGCTTGCTCCTGATATAAGGGTTGCAGTTCCATAAGCTCCACTATTACTAGCAGTTACGCTTCCCGTACCCCATTTCATTATTACCCCGCAAGGCAAATAACACCAACCTAGCGTTGCTTTTGTGCCTCCAGTTATATTTATATCTCCAGTAACGGTACCGGCTGCTTTATTAGTTCTAAGAAACAAATCTCCAGATGCATTATAAAATGCCCATTCAGTAGCAGAAACTGCTGCTGGTATAGATCCAGGGGTAACTGTAACTTGAGGTATTGTAACCAGATTATGTTTACCCTGATCGGATAGGCCAAAAGTGACATGATTTACATCTATGATAGCTTTTATTGCTGTAAAATTATCTTTTAATACACTCTGAGAAGATGATATGGTATCTGTAGCGTCAGGTTTATTTGCATTATAAGCCATCTCCGCTCCTATTTTCTATGTAAAGTAATACTATAAATAATAAAATAATAAACAAACTAAAATAAAATAAAGGTTGCATTAGAACCACCCTCCCCTACCCCAACCAGATACTAGAGTCTCTGTTTGGTCTGTATAAATGGTTGAGCTGCGTTCATTCTTCTGTTGATCATAGGTTCTTGTAATACATAATTCCTGTTGCTTTATGAACTCTGGCGTTATTATCTGTACTGACTCTGGGTCCATTCTATCCTCAAATATCTTCTTAGCCGCACCATATGCTATATATTGGTACATTTCAGAAAGTTCAGGCATAGAATTAGCATTAAGAAATTCAGATGGACGCTGCATAACATCAATCTGTACAGTATAAGACTTATCTGGCACAGGCCTTAGAACAAATTTACTATCAAAATAAAGTACAGCTTGGGGTGTATTAACAGCATATTGAGTATATTGTATATATACTGTCTGTGATAGAGCTGGTGCTGTAGAAAATACACAAGTATATACACCAGTTATGTAATTTATTGTGCCATAAATGTCGCTAGAATTAGCTGGATTAACTATGTATCCTGTCTTAAGAGGATTACCAGTAGTAGGATCCAGCATTGGCACATCAACACCAATTATACCTAGTCCATTTGCATCTAAAGAAGATATAGTAAACGTATTTCTATAGATAGGAACTCCAGTTATTGTTCCAGAAAATGTCTTATTTGAGCCATCTCCTGTACCTGCTTGTAATTGATTAGGAATCTTTGGATATAACCTATAGAATTGGTCTTCGGATTGGGTGAAAAATACTTCACTTCCGCCAACATAGACTGGTGGATGTACTGATAGGTATGTGTTCTTGAAATTGTAGAGTGGATCAAGTGTATTTACGGTATTTTCTGGATAAACATCTACATAAGGTTGAGTGTAAAATGTTAGATTTTTGCGTAAAGAAAACGTCCTAAGCCTCATTGGAATGTCATAAATCGTAAAAACATCAATATAGTTAGTTATTGTACTATCTGATATCTGATTTTGTGATGGACTTCTCGTTAAAAATCTAACTTTTTCTATTATGTTAGCTAACGTTGAATATGTACTATCTGACATCCTAATCTCCTAATATATTTCTGACTGATGCTGTAGTCATATCATCATCCTCAGCAAAAGGGACTACTTGTGGATACAATCCAACTTGCTGAATCCAAGTTCCAGGAATGACAAAATCATCGAAGTCAGTAGAATTAATATCTATTGTAAATGTGTCACCAGCTGTGACAGTGATCTTTCCTGAAAGGTTATTTATTTGTGGCATACCGCACAAAGAAGTGCCCGGTATCGCAGTATTTATAAGATCTGGTACTAATATCCTAACCGTCATTCCAGTGTAATAACCATGCGCCTCCTCGGTAGTGATAGTTGTGGTGGACCCCTTACTTATAGAGGAGATTAAGCGCATAGTAGGCTTAAATGTTGGAGAGGATAAGTCAAAGAATCCACCACTCATTTATCTCTCCCCAGGATATCGTTCCACTGTAACTAATCCTGCCTGTTGCTCAGCTTCGCCAACATCAACAAAATCTAGTGGATAAAAGCCTGTTCTAAATATCTTCTGCTTAACTTTTAATGCTGGAATGCCGCCTAATTCCTTAGCTTCCCTACTTTGCTCATATATTGGATAATATGTATTTTTGTTTAGGTGGGTAGCTACGCCCCTAGGGAGCGTATAGATACCACCATCTACAAGCTCATAGGTTTCCACTTGGTCTTCTTTATGCAGTTTAATAGAGAATTTTAGGATTCCTCCTTGGTTTTCATGATATTTAAAAACACCTTTAACGGGTTCTCTGTCTTTATCTCTCTGTATCTTAAGTGTATTTCTAGTGGGCTTATTAGGCGATTTTTCTGTTGAAGAAATATCTATTAGCCCTGTAATTTCTTTAATTTTCTCAGCCATCTCTCTTTCTCCTCTAACTTCTTAAATGGGCTGCCCATGCAGCCCCAAGACTCAACATGAATAAAGATTATTCATTAGTTACGCTAAATGATTTACCAGCTGTCCAGTAAATGACATCGGATGTGCTACCAGCAGGTGAATTAGTACCGGCTGCCAACTTCATTCCAATATATGCAGTGTTTCTTAAAGCATCGTCATTTAGGTCTGGATACAGGTTATTTTCGCCAACAGGTGTAACAAGCGCAGGCGTAAATGGTACTGCGGCTGTTAATGGGAAGGCAAACGCAGTAAATGTTGATACATCAATATCTACTGTAATTGTACCTGTGCTTATAGCTGTAATATTTCCAGTAAGTCCATCGGCTTCTACCATGCCAAATGCAGATGGGACAGTCAGTTTTACCTTTTGTCCTACTGTAAAGCCATGAGCTACTGTCATTGTTATAACAGCAGATGTTCCAGAAACAGTTATCTTTGAAATAGTGCGTACACGTGGATAGAAAATAGGATCAAAGTTGATCTTTCTGAACGATCCAGTTGTACCAGCGACAGTCAATTGAGCCATGTAAGGGAGATCAAATGATACACCTGAACTGACGTTATTGACTGTAAAGTCATATCCACCCAACTGTTGAGCTCCTGTGATATTAATTAATCTAACAACATCACCATTTGAGATGGTTGTTGTGTTAGTGCTTACAACTGGAGTTGCAGCATTAGAAATAGCCGTGATTGAAGTTACAAGAGCTCCAATTGTATTAGCCGTTGTATCAATAAGAGAAAATCCACCAGACGTCAAACATGTCATCAAAGTAGCATTAGTTGTGTCTGTCTTTTTCCATTCAAATGCACTATCTGTAGCCATACCTCTTTGCCAATAGTACTCATATCCAATACCAGTGGCTGGGGTAGCTAAGGCTTGCGTATAGTTTAATACACGCATCCAGTCTATATCAGAGCGCAAAGAGATGACTTTTGCATTTCCATCAGCTGTAAATTTACCTTGTAAAATAATAGTATTATCTGCCATGTTCGTGCTCCTTAAGCTAATGTGGATCTTAGGTTGAGAACCCAAGCATCATTGGTTACACGGCAGGCCTGGGCAAATGTATAGCCCAACGTTACGTTTTGTGCTAATGGGCCTGAGAATATTGGTGGTCTATAAATGAATTTTGCAGAATATCCATCTTGTTTAATGATGGTATAAGCATCCATACCAACACAGAATGTGTTATATACGTCTGCACCTGCATTAGAAGCGTTCTTGGTTAAGGATCCTACGCTTGAAAGCAAGAATCTCATATTACCAATTGAACCCCATTCTGATGGAAGAATATCCTTTTGTCCTGGATATTGGCTGTTATGGATAAACCCTGATACATCCTCAAGCGTTTTGCTTAGGTTTGTATGGGTCAATGCAAAGAATGCATTTCTTACAGGCGCTGTTCCAAACTTATTTTGAGCCTCAATATTGTTTGAGATAGACCATGCATTGTTGCTTAACAATGTTCTAGTTGTCTCAGCAATGTCTGAGCGGGTCATTTCAGTTGGATTGTCACCATTTGTGCCTGCTGTACAGTTAATAACAGAGGCTGTTGCTGCCAACATATCTCTTGTAAGAGCATCTTCTGTCTCACGCAATGAGATACCTAATAGTTTAGCTGTCTCATTAAGCACAGGGCATTGGTTAGTTAATGTCACTTGGTCATTGATTTCTACATAAGTTCCATAAAATTGTATCTCTGCATCAATGTTTACAGCATTCAATCCTTGGCCAGCTGGCGTCACACCTGAGTTTCCAAGTGGAACAAGGGCTGGTTGTAGTCTGCTGAACCTGGACATACGCATCTTCTTACCACCATTTCTAGGCATAGCCTTTTGGGTAGAAGGAAGCGTATGGATAAAGTTGGGCGTAGGAATTGCTAGCAACTTATAGTCAAACGTTACCTGGACTGGCGCAGGCAACGTAGATGTTGTAACTATTGCCATAATATTTCCTTACACATAAATGTGTTTAGAATAAATTAAACATTCTTGTCTAACTATCTAAGCGGAATGATTTCTTAGGTGAGCCAGAAAAGGCTCTTGCGATCCCTGGATTTTTCTGTATCTCTACAGCGGTTACTTCCAACCGGGGGGAACGACGCCCATACAGTTCTTATGTTTTTTGCTAGGACGCGATCCTAGGCCTTACGCTAATATCTATAATAGATCTTAAGATCTATTAATTACAAGTTTGGACAAAAAAACCGGCTAGGAGTGAATACTACCTAACCGGATTAAAAAAAGGAGATTAGAATAAAATGAATTTTTATCTACCAGCAATAGACTCTTCTATCTCTCTTAGAAGCTGTTGCTGTAGTTCTGGAGTCATACCGCGTGCAAATCTATCTGCTTCAGCAAGAGGAGACTCTCCCTGCCTAGGGAAAACAGTAGCAGCACTTTTAGGCTTAGATAAGTTTTTTTGCGCTCTAGCCTTGTCATCTGCATATGGATCCTGATTACCTATCCCATAAGTCTTTATTAAATCATAAGCAGTAGCGTACTGAGCATACTGATCAGTGGATGTAAGTATAGTCCTGGCTACTTCTGGTTTTTTCCTGGCCAGCTCCTCCATATTTTCTGTTGTGACCACTTTAAATATGTCCGGATACTCAGCCCTAAGCCTAGCCTCTGCGGCAATCTTATCACGCTCTATACGCTCTTTTTGGATGGCATCATTTAGACTTCTTACTTCACGTTTTAAGGCTTTATAGGATCTACCCTCAACAATATCGTCATCTTTTATGCCAAGATCATCTTCTGGATCAGGCTTTATCTCTTCCTTTTTTTCTTCTCTTTTCTTAATAGATTCTATCTCATTAAGCCTGCGTTCTAGTTCCTTATTTTGTTCCCTTAATCTACGCCAATTTAAATCAGCCTCGCTTGGTTCTGGTTTTATGCTTTTATTCTCTACTGGTGCTTCTTCTACTGTTGGCGCTTCTGGTGTTTCTACAGGTTGAGTTTCTTCTGTTTCTACTGACTCTACTTCCTGAGAAGCGGTTGATTCAGCGGTAGCCTTATTAAGGGCTTCCCACTCCGCTCTCATGGCTTCTTGTGAGCTTGCCATCTATCTTTCTCCTCATTAATTCATTACTTCAATGCGCAATGTCAAGACCCTCAACCCTTACTACGGGGTTGACTTGACTTACCTTCTCTCCGTTTAATCTCTTAGCTTCTCTCTCTAAAGTTCCGTCATTAAATTTCATTATGAATTCCAAGAGGCATTTATCCTCTGGCGCCAGATCAAAAGCATGTTCCATAAAATAAGCACATGTGTATGGGTCAGGAATGACCCATACGAACTCTACCTCATCTTTAAAATGAGAATAATGATATACAGCTTGATCATAATCAGGCGTAGGACATGAAATCCTAGTAAAAAAATAATGGCGGAAGACATTCTGCATTAGCCTTTCTCTTTTAGTTAGAACAACCACAAAAAAATCCTGATTGGGCATAGCCTTCTTGCCTTTAGTTGTAGCCTCAATCAGATTTGGAATATAATCTTTTAATTGAGCCTCTCCTTGCTCGGCTATTGTGTGGTTGCCTGGATCTTTGGCTGAAAGCTCTACAGAAATCTCTCCCAGATTCTTCTTTCTCACTTCTTCCTTTTGCTAGTCTACAAGCGTTTTATTTGATAAATTCCTTATGGACTAGTTCTGGGATATACCTTCTTTTCTCAAAACTTGTCTTGTAGTCGGTATATCCCATTTATCTAAAAGTAATTCAATGGAATCACTCTTTTTGCATCAATTAGATCATCTATACCAGATCTATCACGGTTTAAAGGCATTTCTGAATAAACAGTTGCCTTTTTCATGTTCTCTGGTTCACCTAGGATCTTATAAGCGATCTTCTTGTATTTATTATTTACTCTAGGCGCTGCTGGCATAATTAGACCTTTCTGGTCTTAAACACTTGTGTTTTCAGACTTTCCTAGGATTCATTATGCTCTTCATCTTTGATGCATCTGAGCTGATCTGCTCATCAACCATACTAGGTCCATAAGAAGGATAATTCTCAGGAAGGGACATGCCCTCACTAGAATAATCTTTCATTATTACCTCTTGTGGAAGATTGGCTCTTGCGGACTTGTTATCACTAATCATTCCGCTTGAACTATCATGATATCTTGCCATGACTACTACTCCTCGGACATGTGTCCAGAAACTACAGACAGATTAAAGACGCGTATGTGGCATATTTATGACACACCTTCAATCCCTGCAAGGTTAATAAATACCCAACATGGGTAACATGCTTGTGTATAACCGCTAACTATTGACGTCATCTTCCTCCTCAAAAATAGGTTCTATTTTTATATATTTAACCTTTTTGAGGTTTACCAAATTCCCCCCAACACTTAATCTAAAAAATCTTTCTGTATTGGCTTCTGATATCCTTTCCATAAGCCTGTCTGCCTCATCTGCATCAAGCTGTATAAATAGGTCAGCGCCATTCCATTCATCCTCTCCATCAAAGTAAAATTCAACTGAGTAACGCTTAATCTCTTCTTGCATGGCTCTCTCCTTACTTTATATTTGGTTCTATAACCTGGTGGTAAATATCCTGTGCCCAATCCATTAACTTATGTGAATAGGTCAAATTTTCAGGTATAAGTGCATGACCCACATCAAAAAGAGGATGTAAGGTCTTGATAATGCTTAGTACTTTTTGATTTATAACCTCTATTTGAGCATCATTAGCCTTGCCAAAGCTGACCAATCTACCTAATTCTAGATGGTTGGCCTCTATCTCTTTCAATAAAGAAATAACTACAGCTTGAGCTGCTGCTTCTATTGGATTCATTTCTACCCTTCTCCATGGTAACCACATAACTACTCTCCAACTACTTCTGATAAAATTTACTTATGTAAAATTATCTACACTTTTTCTTTGACTTTAGGCTCTTTACCTTTTTTAACAATTTGGCTTCTTCTCTATCATGAAATCCCTCATGACGAGCCTCTTCAGCCTCTTCTTTGCGGTCATGGCGTTTCTCTTCTTTCTCATACTTCTTGGGTAATTTTACTTTATTCTTCATCTATGACCCTTATTCCTAATTTTTCACGCTCTGGATAATAAACTTCTAACTTTTTAGGATCTGGCATAGCTCGGATAATTGCTTGTTTTACATCTACTGGTAAATCCTCCATACCATAGAAAATTTCATGCTCTGAACTTCTAGGATATGGCTTAGATATAATGAATTGCATGTTTTCATAGTCTGTCACCCAAATTAGTCCGACCTTAATAAGCAAGTCAGCGGTAGAAATACCTATTAAATCAGGGGACACAAACCTATCCGATAGGTTGCATAACAGATAGTCCAACTCTATAAAAAATCCAGCCCGAGATGAGTACAGTAACTTTGCGTTGGATAAATTTTGTGGAAACTTTACATACTCAGGCGTAATTACTATCATTCCAAACAAACTTGTGGACATTAACAAGAAAACTACTGCTAAAATCTTCATGAACTTCATTATTTATCTCTCCTCTATAATTAAATAATTACTTTTTCTTTTTAGGAATCTTAGCCCCGGCCTTACGAGCTTCACTTATAGCAATGGCAACCGCCTGCTTCCTATTGGTTACCTTAGGACCCTTTTTAGATCCACTATGCAAAGCTCCTTGCTTAAACTCATGCATTACTTTCTCAACCTTATTTTTTACAGGCTTCTTTGGTGTCTTCACCGATATCTTCTTCATCTTTTTCTACCTTTTCCAATAAAAAATCACCTGAAACCATCACAAAGTGGTCATTCTCATCCAATGAGCAATATTGCGCATCAGATTGAGTAATCACATAATCTTGCATATCATTTATTTCTTTTGATAAATCTTGAGGCTCTGTCTGGCTATCTATCCCAGATAGTAATAAAAACGCGCAGAGTAGCGTCACTCTTAGAATCATACAGGATCCTTCATCTCAAAATGGTTGCCGTCTGGGAGTTTTTTAGAGCGGCCTCCCCATTTATTAAACTTACTTAATGACTCCCAATATTTGCCTATGAGCAAATAATCTTCGCTCTTATTTAAATATTCACGCTTTTGTGAAAATAAGTTCAGATCTATAGCTAACCTATCCCTATGTTGGCTATCAAGAATACCTATATGCCGTTGTGCATTAATTAAGGCCTGTTCCTTGGTCCTAAACGCCTCACCTAGGGTGCAATAGTATCCAGAGCTAAATATAAAATTAATCAGTAAAGCCACATTTCTTGCAAATTCTATCTGTTGTAGGATCATTTTGACACCTGTGTCCTTGTCCCTGCAGGCTTAGATTTTGCCAATGGCTTACGTTTCTGGGCTGTTTTTTTATCTTGGGATGGCTTTTTTACCCCTGAATTTTGACCACTTGGCTGCTCTTGGCCCTTAATAACTTGCATCATTTGCAATACTTTGTGTACGGCATCTATGTCTATCGTGTCTATCTCTTTTATGGCTTTGACCATGTTAAGCATGGCTAAATTTTCATCTGAGATGGCAGCTGCTCTGCGTTCTTCAGCAAGAGCCTTGTTTTCTTCTATGCGAGACATGCGCTCATATCCAAGACCCGTATCTGCCTTAGCCCTAGCTTGTGCCAATTCCGTCTCAGCCTGTTCTTTATTAACTGCTGACTGAAGTTGCATCTGTTGCATTTGTGCTTCTTGTTCTTTGGACGCCTTAACAGTATCTATTAACTGCTTCTTATTCTGTAATGTCATAGCTTCAAGTATGGTCTCGTCTGGTATAGGAACTCCAGCCTCCCTAAGCTGTAATAGCTGAGCAAACTGCATTTGACGCTGTGTAGTGGTATTTAAACCCTCTTCCACAGCTGCGTCATATACTCCAAAAGCCTTGTTATAGAACTGAGGCATTGGATCTTGTTCTATGATTCTTTTTACTTTCCCCGGCGTGAAATTGCTTTGTATTAATTTCAGCCTTAGCCGGCCTAGCATTTTCTGAGCAAAGTCAAGGTTATCAAATACGCCCTGTAAAGTTGTTAGCCCTGCGCCTTGTCTTAACATAGCCAATATACCGACTTTCTCATCAATGGCCGATCCTAAGAGCTCACTATTCACGCCGGAGATATCCTCTATCTCTTTGCCTAGTGACTCAGACACCTGTAAGGTCGTAGGCGGGATAGCAGGTGATTGTATCTGCATTATATCTGTAGCTATATTTGCTTCTGGTTTTATTCCTATTCCCTTACCCTGACCCGTCATATGTATATCACTAGGGTCTATAAGAGAGTCTGGCTTAAAGATAAAGCCGCTATTAAGCTGGCTTTCCAAGATATCTAATTCTATTATTTTTCTTCTGTTATATAAGTACTGAGAATCACGCAGGCCGCGTACGATTCCTTGAACCCTTAGAGGATAATAAGGCACCTGTGGATTATAATATGCCACAACTGGAACAAATGGAAATTCATCAGTGCCCCCAGGGTTAGGACCATCAAAGACGACGCGGCCCTGAACTACAATAGTAAGCCTTACAGTTGGGACATCATTACTAGAAACTATTACTGATGGATAGGTTTTCAAAAATAGATCCAAAGCTTCTTTATCTTTACCTGCCCATTCCTTGGTTTCTCCTGTTTGGGTATCCACTAAAAGATCTTGTTTTCTATATGCACGGTAATAGAACTCATCATATGTAAGTAAATTTCTATTATCATATGCAAAAGCCTCAGGCATAAATTGAAACTTCTCATCATGCCTACCAGCAGAGGTCATATTTTGGAATTCAGATACAAAATCAGGCAACAAGGAGTAAATAGAAGACTTAGTAAGATAACTTCTACGCATGATTCCTGTGCAGTCTGAAAGATCTCTCTTACGGAAAAAAGGATCAATTACAAATGAGTTATAAGGGCAGTTATCTACCTTTATATCACCATTAACTGGATCCTTTCTATAATCCATAAAGACATGAAGGAGATTCATACCTGTAATTAGTGATCCATGGAATGCCTCAGAAATGGTCTCTAGGACAGCTTCCTGTTGGTCATTCCACATTAAAATCTTAGTAAACTGGTCAGCTGTCTCCATGTCTCCATTTTCAACTGGAGTTGAAATAGTAGACTTCCTATTCCTGCGCTGATAGCCAGAAACCATATTAATAATGCGCCTAATGCGATTGAAATTAAACATCTTACGGCGCGATAATGGGACATTACCATAAAATGACTCCCAGACTGTCTGGTCCCCACACTCAAAGCGGACATCAGTGTCAGCCTCACCCCAATAAGTATTTATATATGGTTGAGCGGATAGATAAAAGTCCTCAACACGGCGTGCTAATACCTTTTCATTGGTATCATTCAACTCCATGCCAGGCCCATTGTATAGTGCCATGACTACTCTCTCTTTCTCCTAATGTCCCATAACTCCTTTTAAATTATGAGACCGGAATTTTTCTCTCTTCTCCCTAAGCCAATACCTAGGATGCATTTATACTTACATAAATCTATGAGCCAATCAACTTTGGATAAAAAAAAGAGGCCAGATGAGTTCGCATCTCAAAAGGCCTATACTAATTGGGGACAGAGTCCCGCCTATAAAGACTTTTTTTTAAAAAGGCAGATCATCCAGAACCTCTATTTCATCAGTAGGTTCAGAAGTATTTACCAAATTACTATTTACACTTCCTTTATTAAAATATGCTGTTCTCTGCATAACCTGTTTAACATTATCAGCCATAGGTCCAGCAGGTTTAGGATCAACGGTTTTAGGTATCTCAGTAGGAACTGTGCCTGTGCCATGAGTACCTGTCCCATAGGTTTTTACTCCTCTATCTTTGGTATCCCCCTGGGTCCTGTTATCTATAAAAGAGAATTGCTCAACAACTAAAATATGCTTAGAACGCTCAGTTCCATCTTTAGCTTGCCATTTAGCCTGCCTAATCCTACCCTCTATAAGTACTGGATCACCGCGTTTAAGATATTTAACAGCAAGTTCAGCATCCCTATTCCAGGCCTCTACATCAAGAAAGCATG